CATAGCACCTACCTTACTAGCACCTATTTTACTACCCATAGTACCTGTGTGTGCAATACCAGTGGAAGTGTTTATAGCTGCTCCGGGTAGTACTGATTGAATACCTACTGGTGCTGCCATAGAAGATGCTGCTGGCGCTGCCAGTGCTGTAGGTGCTGCCAGTGCTGTAGGTGCAGCCCCCATGCCTGCTACGCCTGCGCCTGATATACCTGTTGTCATTACGGGAGCTACTGCTCCTGTTGCTGCTCCTGCTGTACCAGCTCCTACTGCTCCTGCTGTACCAGCTCCAGCTCCTGCTGCACCACCTATACCCATCATCGGTGCTGCTATTGGCGCTAGTAGTCCAGCACCTAGGCCCATAAGAGCTCCTTTCTTTCTATCTTCTGGGTTAGCCAAAGCACCTAATGCTGCCCCACCTAACGCTAATGTTGCCATAGTTGCAAAACTCATACGTCTACTCCTAGTAATTTGTAGTTTGGCTCTTCGAGGCCAATAGAAGAATACGAGGGAGCTGTTACTTCCTCTTCTAGTTTGTCTAGGTTTTCTTCACTTTTAATTGTTGTTATGTGTACGTTAAGAATAACCGAATCTTCTAACGCATAAAATGCTCTTTTAGAACCTGCAGGTGCAGCCCAAGTACTAGGGGCTGTTATTATCTTGCGACCTTTTTCAGAAACAACAGACATACTTCCTTTAATTAATGTTATAATATGGGGGTGCCTATGTAATGCACCTGTAATAACCATACCCTTAGGTACACTTAACTCTCTTCCATATAAACATAAATCGTTAAAGTCTTTTATAGGGTCTGTAAAGTAATGATTAAGACCTGTTTGATCCATGTTATCTTCAACTTCTCCAGACTCTATTGAATCTTTAATAGCTTCTTCTAAATAAGATACACTTGCTTTTAGTTTTAAATCTGTTGTCATAGGATTACTTAGGTCCTTAGGAGGTTTACTTACCCCCTCCTGATTGTTTAGTTATACTACCGAAGTCAATACCACTAAGCATGCTAGATGCATCTCGTAGGTTTTGTCTCGGTGCATCCTGCTCAAATTCAAATCGTTCTCTATCAGCATCAATATCTGCTTGACCGTAACCTTCATAACCAGCACCAACATCACGTAGGATTTGACTACCTTTAAGAGATGCGTCTTGCAAGCTACCTAGCTGTCTAAACATATCACCCTGATAGGCCCTGTTAGAGTCTACCATTCCTTGAAGAGCCTTAGTTCTTGTATCACCTACAGAAGATGCTAGCTCGCCTGCAGCTGAAGACTTAAGTAAAGCAGCACGGTCACCACCAAAGGCACCTGCATTAACCGCAGCAGTATTAAGTCCAGGGATTGTCTCTTCGTTAAATTGTTTCATCAGAGGGTTAGTCAAGGCATCCAAGTACTCTCCGGTTCGTGGATCATTCATCGGATCGTAAGCCATTGCATCTTGGAACCTGTCAGCAGCTGTGCCAGCTAAGGCACCAGCAGAACCCGCAGCCCCACGTTGAGCCTCTAGTCCTTGGACAGAAGCAGCGTCACGTTCAGCTAGTGTACTACCTCCATAGAAGTCTTGGGGCCCAAAGCCTTCCATCTGATTTGCATAGCCTAGTTGTTTTTCAAGTATTCGTCTTTGTTCTGGAGAAGGTCCAGTAGTAGAAGTACCACCACCACCCTTATAGTTAATCATATAGTTATCAGTAATCGCCCCAACTTCTGCGTCATACTCATTAAACTGTTTAGATCTTTTTCCTTTAAGTTTCATTAGTTGATCCTTTATCTATTGTTGGTTCCCTCAGAGACTTACCTAATACGGTGTATCTATCTGAGTACCCATGTTTCTTTAAGGCTCTTAGCCAACCCTTTCGACCTATCACTTGCATGTCGTCACAGTCATTAAAGATTGCCCATCGTTCTATGTATTCGACTTCACCTAAAGCTTCCGCTACGCCTTCTCCTGATTCACCACCAAGGTAGGTTATTTCACAAGTACGTTTTAGCGGGTAGTCTATGACTTGGGTGACAACAGTAGCAACAAACTTCTCGCCTATAGTCCCTAGCCATATTTGCTTACTACCCGATACAAGCTCTTCGATTACGTGTTCTACTTTACGCTCTCCATATCCGAATCTTAAGGCAGACTCGATGTGCTTTAGGGTTAGTGCAGGCATATCTTTAAAGTGTTCTTGTGTCCACATGCAAAGCATATAGTCCTCCAGTTGTTACGGTTTAGTTGGAAACGAGACCTGAGACAATGCAGTTGCATCTACTGAGTTAGCAGGTAGATCCCTTAAGGCTTGTCTATATACAGCCCACTCTGTTTTCTTCTCATCAGACAAAGGGCTATCAGGCATCTGAGTCCAATCGCTCATCATAAGGTAGGACTCTCTCATCCCTCGTACAGCTCTGTCTAAGGTAGCTTTAGCTTCTGAGGGACTAGTGGTACCCTCAAGGAAGACACCGCCTATAAAGTACTTATGAGAGGCCTCAGGGGTACCTACGGTATAGCTCTCAGTACCTGAGTGATTATACTCAATGTTTTCTTCGTTACAAATTAAAGTCTTTTTAATAAGACCTGTATCCGTATCATATACAACGTAGTTAGTACTCATTTCTTAGTCTCCAGTATATCTAACGTAGCATCAATAGCGTTAACACCCCAAGCAGTTCCGCTTTCTAATACTTTAAAAATTAAAGAAGTTTCTATTCGAGTAGTCCCTGAAGGAGGGGTAGACAAGAAATCAATAATGTGAGCATTAGTGTTACGATGAGTCGCTGTTACATTAAAGTTAACTTCTTGGTTAGTCGATAGTAATGTGGTTACATTGTAGTACTTAACCTGAACTGTCACATCAAGCTTACAAAAGATATTAAACATAGAAACCGAGTTGTTATTATAGGCAGGTTGAAACCAAAGTTTACCTCTAATCCTAGTAGGTGCCCCGGAGTTATTTACATTCAACGTTACAGGCATAATTTCAGTGTTATCATCCTCTTCATAGTAAGTATTAATAGCCGTCTTAGCAGAAGAAGGTACAGTAACAGCTTGACCTGCAATAGTTAAAGTATCTACAGATCCATTCTTAATGTAAGCGGTATCCATGTACACACCTGCAGGAACTGACTCACCCCCTACAGTAGTTGGGGTAGTAGTAACAACAAAAGGATTAGGTGTTGCTAGCTCATTCCAAATGTAACCACCTTGAGAAGCACCTGAAGACCTAAAATACTTTTTGGTTATAGTCGCCCAGTATATCTGACCTAAAGACCCTACTGTGCTGCTAGTGGGGCTGTACGGCCCTGTAAGATCAGGGCTAGGTGCTAGGTAAAACCTATCAGCTGCTATGGCAAACTCAGAGCCAGTAGTAGCATCATTGTATAAACCAAAGCCAGCTACCTTACCAGCCACATCAGTCTTAACTGTAAACTGAGATGTGAGTCCATTTATAGTAGAAGCTTGAGTTTGTATGCTAGCTGTGTTGTCCCCAACGGTAGTGTTTAAAGTAGATATTTTAGTAGCTGAAGCAGCGACTCCATCATCAGAGTCATTAACTAATGTTTCTACCACATCCAAAGCACTGGAAACAGCACTAAACCCTGTAGTAGGGTTATTAATAGTGGATTCTAAAGCACTAACTTTTGTAGCTGTAGCGTTAACTCCGTCATCTGTATCATTAACTAAAGTCTCTACAACATCTAAAGCATTAGCTGTAGCAGCAACTCCTGTAGTAGCATTATTAACTGTAGATTCTAAAGCACTGATCTTACTAGCTGAAGCAGCTACTCCGTCATCTGAATCATTAACTAAAGTCTCTACAACATCTAAAGCATTAGATGTAGCTGCAACTCCTGTAGTAGCATTATTGACTGTAGCCTCTAAAGAATTAAGTCTATTTGCAGAAACAGTAAGACCTGTGGTTGAGTCGTCAATTGCATTTTCAACAGCACTTAAATTGGTTACTGTAGCTGCAAGCCCGGTAGTAGGGTTATTTACAGTAGACTCTAATACACTAATCTTACTTGCAGAAGCTGAAACACCTGTAGAGGTGTTATTAACTAAAGTTTCTACAGAGTCTAATGCACTTGAAGTAGCTGTAACACCTGTGGTAGCATTGTTAACTGTAGATTCTAAAGCACTAATTTTATTAGCTGAAGCAGTAACTCCAGTGCCTGTAGCATTAACTAAAGTTTCTACTGTATCTAAAGCATTAGATGTAGCAGCAACACCAGTAGTAGCATTATTAACCGTAGACTCTAGTGTGCTTACTTTATTATTCAAGGCGGTAACACCAGTACTTGAGTTATTAACTAAGGTTTCTACAGAGTCTAATGCATTTGAAGTAGCTGTAACACCTGTGGTAGGGTCGTCAACTGTAGATTCTAAAGCACTAATTTTATTAGCTGAAGCAGTAACTCCAGTGCCTGTAGCATTAACTAAAGTTTCTACTGTATCTAATGCTTGCGAAGTAGCTGCAACACCAGTAGTAGCATCGTTAACTGTAGATTCTAAAGCGCTAATCTTACTTGCAGAAGCTGAAACACCAGTGTTTGAGTTGTTGACTAAAGTCTCCACAACATCTAAAGCATTTGATGTAGCTGTAACTCCTGTAGTAGCATTGTTAACTGTAGATTCTAAAGCACTAATCTTAGCAGCTGAAGCAGTAACGCCAGTGCCTGAAGCATTAACTAGTGTTTCTACTGTATCTAATGCTTGTGAGGTAGCAGTAACACCCGTAGCAGCATCATTGACTGTAGATTCTAAAGCACTAATTTTATTAGCTGAAGCAGTAACACCAGTAGAAGCGTTATTAACTAAAGTTTCTACAGAGTCTAATGCTTGCGAAGTAGCAACAACACCTGTAGTAGCATCATTGACTGTAGAGTTAAGGGCTGTAATAGCCTGAGCTGCAGCAGAAGAACTACCTGCAGTTACTGTATTAATTGCAGTAATATCTGCAGAGTTATCTGCTACCAAAGCACCTAAGCTAGAGTAGTCACCTAACACATCCCAAAAAGAAGTGTTCGTAGGTAAATTACCCGTAGTAGCTGCAGTCGCAATGTAAAGTTTATCAAGGTAAACAACTTGATCGTTAATAGCGTAAGTAGTTGAGTTATTGTAATCAGGTATAGCAAGGAGGTCGTCTATTTGATCTTGTAATGAAAGAGCAGAAGTATTAATTGCATTAGTTCTTGCAGTAGCCTCAGCTGCTAATTGAGCTGTAGTTACTTTAGAATCAGCTACAGTTTCAGTAGCACCTAATCTTGCTAGTATATCAGATCCAGAGTAACCTTCAGTGTAACCAGTGAAATCTATAAGGTCACTAATGTTTCCATTACTAGTATTTAAGTTTGTAGTAAGAGTACTTAGATTACTAGTCAATGTCGGGATAGTAGCAAT